ATCATCACCTTTGTTTCCAATTAAGAAACAAGATGACATTTGTGGTCTACGTGTTCCCGCATTAAATAATGTCGGTGTTGCGTGTGTGTAGAATTGACCTGATAAATCATCATAAATTCTAAGTGCCATTTGTAAATCACCTTTACAAATACCAACAGCAACTCTCATATACATGTATTGTGGTCTTTCAACAATTCTATCTCCAATCTTTAAAAGATATGAACGTTCTAATGTTTTAAAACCAAAATAATCAAAATCTAAATCTCTCTCTGTACAAATTGCACCATCCAATGCTTCCTTGTTATCCATCACAAATTGATAAACATTGTCATCAATCAATGAAGATTCTTTACCTGTTCTTGGTTCAACAAATGAATGTAATTCTTTAATACATTGTGAAAACTTTTTATGTGTCACTTTATGTAATAAAGATACCGCTAATCTACCTGCTAATTTAGCATAATCAGGATGTGTTGTGGTCATAGAAGCCGCAGTTTCTGCTGCAAGTACATCTAATTCTTTTGTTGATATTCCATCATATATACCTTGAGTAACTTTTAAGGTAACATATGTTGGGTCAATATATTCTAAATTTAAATCGCTACAAAAAACACTAATACGTCTTGTAATTTTGTCATATCTCATTTCCTCTAAGGAACCATCTCTTTTTTTTACTTTCATCTTCTATTAAAATATTTTAAAAATCTAAATCACCAAAAGCAGAATCTAAATCTTCAGCTGTAGATGTGTTATTAACTCCCGCTTTTTGATATTCAGCAACTCTCTTTTCAAAGAAATTTGTTTTACCTTGTAAAGCAATGTTTTGCATAAAATCAAAAGGGTTTTCTGAATTATATACCTTAGAACAACCTAATGCTACCAATAATCTATCTGTAACAAACTCTAAGTATTGTGACATTAAATCTGAATTCATACCAATTAAACGAACGGGTAACGCTTCTAAAATAAATTCTTTTTCAATTTCCAACGCTCCACAAATGATGTCTTTTATTTTCTTTTCTGTTAATTTGTTTTCGATGTGATTATTGTAAAGATGACAAGCGTAATCACAATGCATACCTTCATCACGAGAAATCAATTCATTTGAGAATGTTAGACCTGGCATTAAACCGCGTTTCTTCAACCAAAAGATTGAACAGAATGAACCCGAAAAGAATATACCCTCAACCGCAGCAAACGCAATTAGTCTTTCAACAAAAGTTCCTTTCTCAATATAATTCATAGCCCACTTTGCTTTCTTTTGAATTGCAGGTACGGTTTCAATGGCGTTAAATAATTTATTTTGTTCTTCTTTATCTTTAATATATGTGTCAATCAATAATGAATAGGTTTCACTATGAATGTTCTCCATCATAATTTGAAAACCGTAGAAAAATTTAGCCTCAGTATATTGTACTGAGTTTACAAAATTCATAGCAATATTCTCATTCACAATTCCATCCGATGCAGCAAAGAACGCCAACACATGTTTAACGAAATGTTGTTCATCTGCATTTAATTTATTTTCCCAATCTGAGATATCTTGTGCTAAGTCAATTTCCTCTGCCGTCCAAAAACACGCTTCTTGTTGTTTATACAACTTCCATAAGTCATGATGTTCGATAGGGAAAAGGACAAACCTTCCAGGGTTGTCTTGTAAAATTTTTTCAGTCATCTTTTTTATTTTATTTATTTTGTAATTCTTGTCTCTTTAAAAACGCCTCTCTTGCTCTATTGGCGTTGTTTGCCGTTTTGTCCTGCTCATGTCCAAGTAATGTATTTTGCATTTCGGTATCGATAATTAAAAATTCATTATTGAACTTACAGTTTTGGAATACAACACCATCTTTACCAATACGAGATTTAAGTAATGTAAGTGTTGCTAAATTGTGTTCCTTTTGTTCTAATGTTTTACCAATAGATAATATAACGTGAGCAATTTGTGCTTTCTTAATTGAACCTCCCATTTGGTCTCCTGTTACAACTTCAGATGAAATTGATTCACGGTTACCTTGTGTGGCTGTCCATATTGCCATATTAAATTCAGTAGTCATTGATTCTAAACTTCTCATAATAGAACCTTCACCTTTCCATTCTTCACCATTAGTACTTCTTTCGGGTGAAATACAATCAACATAATCAATAATCAATAAGTCAATTTTATTTCCCTCTGAATTCATTTTTCTAATTTTAGATTTGATTTCAGAAATAGTGATGTTATCACTTGCAAGTTTTAAAAGTTTAATACTACCTTTAGAACGAGTTTGTGCCTCATCTACTTTTTCTTTTACAATATCTTTAAATTCAGGTTGTTCATCAGGTGCAATTTCAGACCAAATAGTATAGTGTTTTCTTTTAATATTACCCGGATTATCCTCAAAGAAAATCTGTAACACGTTATAATCCAAATTAAAAGCTGTGTTCGCAAATTTAGTTAGTAAAGTTGTTTTACCTGTACCGGTTGGTGCCAATACAACACCTAATTCACCGATACCCAAACCACCTTTTAAAAGATTATCTACACCGACAATTCCTGTTGGGATTGGGTGTCTAAAATCTTTTTCCAATGCTCCGTCAATATCATGAAATACGTCAGTCGCATCATCACCAACAATACCAACTTGTAATGCCTTCTGTATGATTTGTTCAATCTTACTATAAGATTCAAAGTCTCCGTTTTGAATAATGCCCTCAACGAGTTTTAATTCCTTTTTTAGGTTTTGTTGTCTACAAAAGTTTAATGCAGTTGTTTTAGGATATTCAATATCTTGCGTATTTTCTTTAATTGCCTCTAATGTGTCAATATGTACTCTGGAAGAATCTTTACCAACATTCTCGGCCATTATTTTCTGTGCAACTGTATTGTAATCGGGAATTTTATTATATGACTTATAAAGCTCCTTTAGATTTTCCATAATATATCTAAAAGAATTATTATCAAAAAACTTACTTTCTATTACGTCAATAATTGTTTCACCGTACTTTTTATCTTCGATGATTGCCTTTAATAATGATTGTTGAAATGAAAATCCTAAATGTCCAAAATTTCTCTCTTCCATGTTAAATGTTATATATGTGTTTAAATTATAATTGATAGTTCAAGTATGTGGTTTCCAAATCTTCTGAAGACAAGATGTCAGTTAAATCTGACAAAATTCTCTTAAGTTTTGGACGAATATCAACCGTATATCTAACCTTTGGGTGGTAATAATATGCGGGGAATATCCTTTGAATAAATACACTTTCGTTTAACTTTATTTCCAATAAAAAGTGCTCTCTATCCTTCTCAATTGAATCTTCCACATAGTCCGAAGATAGGAAATAATTTGCATTTTCGCTCAAATAATCGGAACTTTTTATTTTTAAATCTTCAGCAATATCGTCACAAATATTTTTTACATAGTAATGTAAATCCATGGAACGTCTAGCTTGGTCAACGTGGTCTTTTACGTTAAAAAATCTTTGACATATTATATTTCCGTCTAATGTCAATAAGAATTCGAATTTTGTGATGTCTTGTTGTTGATTACTCATAGTTTTTAATTTTAATCATTTTTTTATTTTTCTCTTTTGTTGTTAATCGAAGGAATGGGTTTAAAAATTTAATCCATGCATCGTCAGATTTTGGTAATAGATTGAAAATTCCATCATCTCTCATCATTCTCATTGCATTTTTGTAAGACCTACCTTCTTGGTCTAATTTTTCATTTATTAGTAAATTTATATTTTCTTTAGCCTCTTCAGTTAAGAATGGTTCTTCCAAACTTACGATACGATTGTTCACATCAAAAAATTCTTCACCTAATACACCATATTTGGTAACACCTGTTAGTAAATTTGCAATAAGTTTGTTGTGTTTATCTTGTTGAAAGATTTCCTCACATTTGTTCTTAACTTGTTCAACAGAAAGTTGTTTAGTTTTTAGTTCAGGGAATACCGATAAAAATCTTTTAACTCCCATTCCTCTTATGCCAGCAATGTTGTCTGAAGAATCACCACACATCATCTTAACCAATTTAACATTTTCGATTAAGATTTCCTCGTGGTTATAAACAATTGTATCGTTTTGTTTGTAAAGTTTTCCGTGTGACGGATTGTAAATTTGTGTAGTTTCAGAGACTAATTGTGTTAAGTCTCCATCTGAAGAATAAACTATTTTGTTTTCTTTAGGTGAATTCTGAGTATAGTAAGCGATGTTATCATCAGTCTCACAATACTCATATTCTCCCTGTCTTACAAATAACTCTTCAAGATATTGTTTTACTCTATCTCTTTGGTAAGTGTAAGAATTTACTTCTTCTTCAGAACGAAGTCGTGATTTTCTGTTTTCTTTGTACGGTGCATAAATTTTCTTACGAGTTTGAGAACCCTCAATTCCATCCCAAAATACAACTATCTTGTCTAAATTGTACGTCTCAAATGTTCTTCTAAGAGTATTGAGAAAATGATAAATTCCTCCAATATGTTCTCCCTTATGAAAGGCGTTTTTAACACCATAGAAACCAATCGTAAGTAAATTGTCGCCATCTACTAATAAAACAGACATTAAATAAATTTATTATATATCACTTTCCTCTGTTACAACTTGTGTGTCTGCGATGTCTGTAACATTAACACCTAATTGTTTACCGATGTACTCTCCGTTATCACGTTTGTACTCTTCGATAGAACGTTTTTCTTCAGTATCGTCTTTACCGTGCATAAATCCTTGTGGAGTTACCAAGATACGACCATCCTC